ACGAGAAATATGCCTTCCGCTGCTTTCTCCTGCGGCTCGGCTTCATCGGCGCGGAATATAAGACCGCTCGAAAAATACTGCTGAAGAACCTGTCCGGCTCTTCAGCTTTCAAGAACGGGGGTACAGAAGATGAGACTTCCGAGTAAAGAGACGGTCGAACGTGTCCGAAAGGAATATCCGGTCGGTACCCGTGTAGAGCTTGTTCGGATGGACGATCCCCAGGCACCGCCTGTCGGCACGAAAGGCACCGTGCGAGGCGTGGATGACATCGGCAGCATCATGGTTGCCTGGGATAACGGCTGTGGCTTAAGCGTGGCATACGGCGAGGATATCTGCCGGAGGTGCGACAATGAATGAGAAAATCCGAGAGCAGATTCTTGCCGTCCGCAAAACCGGGCGCTCGAATATGTTTGATGTGCCGATGGTGCAGAATATTGCCAATGCGATGCAGTTTTACGAACTGGTGGTATTCCTCGAAGAGCACCGAGGTGAATATGTGCATTTCATCCTCACGGGAGAACCGCTGTAATATACACAGTTTCCACCCCAAATGATTGTGTAGTATATATCTCCGAAGTAACTGGCTATATCCGCTCTTCAGAGGTAATATACACTCACAACAAAACAAACGGAGGTACACAATCATGTGGAAAGAAGGCAGCATCAAGGTAAACGGCGAGGTTTTTCACTACTGGATGAAGCAGTACGACAAAGGCTCCGAGTGGGGCATCGACGGTGGACGCATTTCAAAGCTCATGCTCAAGCGGGACGGATACATTGTCTGCAACTACGACAGAGGCTGGGACATTGAGCCCACCGATGAGAACACGCAGCTTGCGCTGGAGCTTCTGCTCCACAGCGAGAACTGGTAACCCAATAATTCCATAAAGGGACTGAGCCGAAAGGCTCTTTCTCTCGTATATTCCGAAGCAGCCACAGGGCTGTATTTTTTATGCCCAGGAGGTGGTCTCTACGAGAAAACTGAAAACATATAAGCCCACAAGGTTCATGGAGAAAGCCTCTCACTACGATGCTGATGCTGCGGATTATGCCGTCATGTTCATCGAAAGTCTGTGTCACACCAAAGGCACCTGGGCGAGAAAGTCCTTTGAGCTGATTGACTGGCAGGAGCAGATCATCCGGGACATCTTTGGTGTCCTCAAGCCGAACGGCTATCGGCAGTTCAACACTGCCTACATCGAGATACCCAAGAAACAAGGCAAGTCGGAGCTTGCCGCTGCGGTGGCGCTTCTGCTCACCTGCGGTGACGGAGAGGAACGAGCCGAAGTCTATGGCTGTGCTGCGGACCGTCAGCAGGCGTCCATCGTTTTCAATGTGGCGGCAGATATGGTGCGGATGTGCCCAGCACTCTCCAAGCGGGTCAAGATACTGGATTCCCAGAAGCGGCTCATTTATCAGCCAACGGGCAGTATCTACCAGGTGCTCTCCGCCGATGTCGGCAACAAGCACGGTTTCAACACTCACGGTGTGGTATTCGATGAACTGCACACGCAGCCGAACCGCAAGCTCTTTGATGTCATGACCAAAGGCTCCGGCGATGCCCGTATGCAGCCGCTGTATTTCCTCATCACCACGGCCGGCAACGATACGAAGTCCATCTGTTATGAGATCCACCAGAAGGCCAAGGACATCATCGAGGGGCGCAAAATCGACCACACCTTCTATCCCGTTATCTACGGTGCGGAAGAATCAGATGATTGGACGGACCCGAAGGTCTGGAAGAAGGCCAATCCCTCCCTCGGCATTACAGTTGGTATCGACAAGGTCAAAGACGCCTGCGAGTCCGCCAAGCAGAACCCAGGCGAAGAGAACTCCTTCCGACAGCTGAGACTTAACCAGTGGGTGAAACAGGCGGTGCGCTGGATGCCGATGGACAAGTGGGACAAATGTGAGTTTGCTGTCTGCGAGGATGGCCTGGAAGGTCGCGTCTGCTACGGCGGTCTGGACTTGTCCTCCACAACGGATATTACAGCATTCGTTCTGGTGTTTCCGCCGGAAGATGAGAATGACAAATACATCATCCTGCCGTACTTCTGGATACCGGAGGACAACCTCGACCTTCGAGTCCGGCGTGACCATGTGCCATACGATGTATGGGAGCGGCAAGGCTTTTTACAGACCACTGAGGGTAATGTTGTTCATTACGGCTACATCGAGAAGTTCATCGAGAGCCTGGGTGAGCGTTTTAATATTCGAGAAATTGCCTTCGACCGTTGGGGCGCTGTGCAGATGGTGCAGAACCTTGAGGGCATGGGCTTTACGGTCGTTCCCTTTGGACAGGGCTTCAAGGATATGTCCCCGCCCACCAAGGAGCTGATGAAGCTGGTGCTGGAACAGAAAATAGCCCACGGCGGGCATCCTGTCCTCCGCTGGATGATGGACAACATTTTCATCCGCACCGACCCTGCCGGAAACATCAAGCCGGACAAGGAAAAATCCACAGAGAAAATCGACGGTGCTGTGGCAACGATCATGGCACTCGATCGCGCTATCCGCTGCGGCAATGATAACGGAGCTTCGGTCTATGATAGCCGTGGGCTGTTGTTCATTTGAGACCCATCGTCAAAATATCAGTCGAATAAAGTCGGAAACTCTATTATTCAGCAGAGTTTCGGACTTACAACTCCAAAACTATTGACTTTTTTGATTTTTCGGGTATAATAGAATCAAGAAAGTCAGGAGGTGCATTATGGCTGAATTGATCAACCGCCCCCAATATCTGAATCAGCTGATTCAAAACAAGGATGTAGATCTGGTGAAGATCGTTACAGGTATTCGCCGCTGCGGAAAATCGTCCTTGCTGGATCTGTTTCATCACTATCTGTTGGAGAATGGCGTGCCAGATTCCCGGATCGTTCACATGAACATGGAATCCTTGCGTTACCGTGACTTGAACAATTACCTTTCTTTTTATGATTATGTCAGCAAGCAGATCGCTAAAGACGGAAAGACATACCTTATATTCGATGAACTGCAGACTGTAGAGCATTGGGAAAAAGCAATCGAGTCCTTCCGCTTGGATTATGATGTAGACATTTATATCACGGGTTCCAATGCCTATCTGCTGTCTACGGAATTTTCTACGCTACTCTCCGGCAGATATGTAGAGATACGGGTGCTACCGCTGTCCTTCAAGGAGTTTTTGGACTTCTACGAGTTTGCCCCCGATGTGACAATGGACGAAAAGTTCCAGAAGTATCTCCAGTTCGGAGGGATGCCGATTCTGAGAGAATACAAGTTCAACGAAGCGAGAAGCAATCAGGCACTGGAAGGTATCTATTCGACCGTGGTGCTGCGTGATATTTTGCAGCGCAATAATGGCACAGATCAAGCCATGCTTCAAAAAATCATGCTGTTTTTATGCTCCAATATCGGCAGCATCACTTCTCCGAACAGCATCGGAAATGTACTCTCCAACGAGGGCGACATTCAAACCGGCAAGCAGAAGAACATTGCGGGAAAAACGGTGGATAAATATATTTCCATGCTCCGCAATGCGTTTGTATTCTTCTCTGTCGGTCGGTATGATGTAAAAGGAAAGCAGCTGCTCAAAACTCTTGGAAAGAACTATATCATCGACATGGGTTTTCGCAATATGCTTCTGGGCTACCGAGATGCAGATCGCGGGCATATCATTGAGAATATCATATTTCTGGAACTGCTGCGCCGTGACTATCGGGTATATATCGGGAAGGTCGGAGAGACGGAGGTCGACTTCGTTGCGGAAAAGCCGAACAACAAGGTATATATTCAGGTAACGGAAAGTATGCTTTCCGCGGAGACCCGTGAACGGGAGCTTCGTCCGCTACGTATGATTGGGGATAACTACGAAAAAATCGTGCTTTCTATGGATCGCAGCTTCATCAATTCCTATGATGGCATAAAGTCACTGAATTTGATTGACTGGCTGCTCAGCGAATAAGCACTGCATTTTCGGAGCAAAATCAAAGGTTTTTGCAGTTCAAGTCGGAAACTTCGCAAGAACCGATTATCATAGAAAATGAAACAAGCAAGCATATACTGAGCCGTTATTTCAAGTTGGAATGCAGAATTGAAATAAGAGCCAAAATATCTGAATATTTCAAAGCATCTGTTCGTATGAGCAGGTGCTTTTCTTTTGCTCATTTTGAAGGAGAGTGATTTAAGTGGGTATCTTTTCAGGGTTTTTCAAATCAAGGGACAAGCCTCAAGACAGAACAGCAGGCAGCAATTATGCTTTCTTCTTCGGCGGTACTACTTCCGGTAAAGCAGTGACGGAACGCTCCGCCATGCAGATGACCGCCGTGTATTCCTGTGTCCGCATCCTGTCTGAGGCTGTCGCGGGTCTGCCGCTGCACCTCTATAAATACACGGACAACGGCGGCAAGGCAATGGCGCTCGACCATCCGCTCTACCGCTTGCTCCACGATGAGCCGAACCCGGAGATGAGTTCTTTCGTGTTCCGGGAAACCCTCATGACGCACCTTCTTCTCTGGGGCAACGCTTACGCGCAAATCATCCGCAACGGTAAAAATGAAATCGTTGCTTTGTATCCGCTTATGCCCAACAAGATGTCGGTGGACAGAGATGAAAATGGGCGTCTCTACTACACCTATTACCGTGGCTCGGACGAAGCCATCAAAAACAAGGAGTTTGCCGTAACGCTTCATCCCTCGGATGTACTCCACATACCGGGACTCGGCTTTGACGGTCTGGTCGGCTACAGCCCCATCGCTATGGCGAAGAACGCCATCGGCATGGCTATCGCCTGTGAGGAGTACGGCGCAAAATTCTTCGCCAATGGTGCCGCTCCGGGCGGTGTGCTGGAACACCCCGGCACGATCAAAGATCCGCAGCGTGTGCGGGAGAGCTGGCAGTCCACCTTCGGCGGCAGCGGCAATGCAAACAAAATTGCCGTATTGGAAGAAGGCATGAAGTACACGCCCATCGGCATCTCGCCGGAGCAGGCGCAGTTCCTCGAAACACGCAAATTCCAAATCAATGAAATCGCTCGAATTTTCCGAGTCCCGCCCCACATGGTCGGCGACCTGGAAAAGTCGAGCTTTTCTAATATTGAGCAGCAGTCCTTGGAGTTCGTAAAGTACACCCTTGACCCCTGGGTCATCCGCTGGGAGCAGTCCATTCAGCGGTCACTCCTTTCGCGGGACGAAAAAGCCGTGTATTTCGTGAAGTTCAATCTGGAAGGCTTGCTTCGCGGCGATTACCAAAGCCGCATGAACGGGTACGCCATCGGCCGCCAGAACGGCTGGATGTCCGCAAACGACATCCGGGAGCTGGAAAACCTCGACCGTATCCCGGCAAAGGACGGCGGCGATTTGTACCTCATTAACGGCAATATGCTCCCGCTGAAAAATGCGGGTGCTTTTGCAGATACACCTACCGATGACGGAAAGGAGGAAAAAACCGATGAAGAAATTCTGGAATTGGAAGAACCAGACGGAGACAGTGGAACGGACGCTGTTCCTGAACGGAACCATCGCCGAGGAAAGCTGGTTTGACGATGATGTCACGCCGCAGCTTTTCAAGGACGAGCTCATGTCCGGCAGCGGAAACATCACCGTGTGGATCAACAGTCCCGGTGGTGACTGCGTGGCGGCGGCTCAAATCTACAATATGCTCATGGACTACAAGGGTGATGTGACGGTCAAGATTGACGGTATTGCCGCATCCGCAGCGTCCGTCATCGCTATGGCAGGCACGAAGGTGCTGGTATCTCCCGTGTCCATGCTCATGATCCACAACCCCATGACGGCAGCATTCGGCAATTCGGAGGAAATGCAGAAAGCCATCGAGATGCTCTCAAGCGTTAAGGATTCCATCATCAACGCCTATGAGATCAAGACGGGGCTTTCCCGTGCCAAGCTCTCGCACCTCATGGATGCCGAAACTTGGATGGACGCAAACAAGGCTGTAGAACTCGGCTTTGCGGACGAAATCATGCAGAGAAACTCGGAATCCGAAGAGGTACCCACGCCTGCCGTTTCCATGCTGTATTCCAAAGCGAATGTGGTGAACTCTCTCATGGAGAAGATCGCCGCAAAATGCGCCATCACCCCGAAACCCACCCGTACACAAAAAGCCGATGACCTTATGGAGCGGCTCAATCTCATTAAAAACTGGAGGTAATTTATATGACGATCAACGAACTGCGTGAAAAGCGCAATAAGGCTTGGAACGCTGCAAAGGCATTTGTGGAAACCAAGCGCGACAAGGACGGCCTTCTTTCCGAAGAGGATGCCAAGACCTATGCTCAGATGGAAAAGAAGGTGCAGGACTACGGTGCTGAGATTGAGCGCATGGAAGCCATGTCCGCAATGGAAGCACAGCTGAATAAGCCCACTTCTTCTCCCATTACTGAGAAGCCCATGAACGGCAAGTCCACCGCTGACGAGAAGCCCAAGACCGGCCGTGCTTCCGACGCCTACCGCACCGGAATGCTTACCGCCCTTCGCAGCAACTTCCACCAGGTGAGCGATGTCCTTCGCGAGGGTGTTGACGCTGACGGCGGCTACCTCGTACCCGAGGAGTATGATTCCCGCCTCATTCAGACGCTTTCCGAGGAAAACATCATGCGAAAGCTCGGTCACACCATCACCACATCCGGTGAGCACAAGATCAACATTGCAGCGACTGCGCCTGCCGCTGCGTGGATTGAGGAAGGCGGCGCACTCTCTTTCGGTGACGCAACCTTTGCACAGATCCTTCTGGACGCGCACAAGCTCCATGTCGCTATCAAGGTGACCGAGGAACTGCTCTACGACAATGCGTTCAAGCTGGAGGATTACATTCTTACCGAGTTTGGCAAGGCACTCGCCAATGCCGAGGAGGACGCATTCCTCAACGGCACCGGTGTCGGTCAGCCCCTCGGTCTGTTTGCGGAGACTGGCGGCGGTCATGTGGCAGAAACGCTTACTGCGGCACTCAAGAGTGATGATCTCATCACACTCATCCATGCACTGAAGCGTCCCTACCGCAAGTCTGCCTCTTTCATCATGAACGACAAGGCTATCGCGCAGATCCGCAAGCTGAAGGACAACAACGGTGCATACATCTGGCAGCCTTCCTACCAGGCAGGCGAACCGGATCGTATTCTCGGCTACACGGTTCACACCTCTGCGTATGCGCCGGAGAATGCTATTGCGTTCGGCGATTACAGCTACTACAACATCGGCGACCGCGGCACCCGTTCCTTCAAGCAGCTCAATGAGCTGTTCGCGGGCAACGGCATGATCGGTTTCGTTGCCAAGGAGCGTGTGGACGGCAAACTCATTCTCCCCGAAGCCGTTCAGATTCTCAAGCTGAAAACCGAATAAGGAAGGAGGCGGCGGTGATGGACGAGCTTCTTTCCAAAGTGAAAGCCAACCTTATCCTGGAACACACGGCGGATGATGCCTTGCTGAAAAGCTACATCACCGCCGCTGTTTCTTACGCCGAAAGCTACCAGCACATCCCGGA